GACCAAGTGCGACCAGATGTTCAGCCCTGTTATATCGCTGATGTTTTCAAACACACTTTTCAACTCAACAAGGCAGATATAGCCTGATGCTATCTGCCCTATGTGTACTACTTGCAATGCTGGAAACATTATCTCAAAGCCAAAGGTCAGAAATATAGCAATGCTATACAACATCATCTTAGTTACCGTTCTACCGAGTGCCTTGCTTGTTATCTTATCTCCACGCTTATAAGATGCCCACACCCCTGTGATTGTGTCGGTGAATATCAGCACCCCTGTAAAGATGATAATAGGAACAGCAGGCGTTAATGCTGCCCCTATGGCTATGCTCATTGCTGTCAAATGCTTTGCAGTAAATTCGTTCATTAGTAATGTCGTTTAAGTGATTTCTCCATATGTCCTTCATCTAACCACTCCAATAGATTTACAAGCAACCACCCTAACCTTGTCAAGTTGCCCACCTTCCAATTCTTAGCAAGTGCATAGCTTATTGTGTCATTAATGTTGCCGAAACGATACGATTTGAGCGATTTATGCGACGATATCGCGAATTTGTTTAAAAGCACTTGTAAGACAACATTGCCCACCTTATCAATACCTAACGCTAAGCTGTAAAAAAAGTCGCTTAGAAAGGCTGTATTTAGCCTTGTGATGAAGGTAATGACAAAGCTGATAGGGAATAGGGCAGCAGCGAGTGCTACTGCCACTATAAACAATACTACACTATTCAGCAGCTTCTTCATCTTCTGGTAGTGGTTTTAAGGCTTGTAGAGCCATTTGCAGTTCAACGTGCTGTTGTCTTGTTGCTGTTACCTGACCTACTACTTGGTCAATCACTTGCCATGCTTTCAATTTATCCATAGTTATATTAATTAGTTACTTCCTGATAGTCATCCCCCGTCAATCCCCAATGCTTCTTCTGTGATAGGATAGCTTTTGCACCTACCACAAGTTGAGCGTGTCTGCGTTCTGTTTCGCTCATTCCTGTGGTGTCCACAAGTTGAGCGAGTTGATTTACCACTTCTTCGGGCAATGGTTCTTCAAAGTTAAGAATTGTTCTTGTAATTGACGATGTTACTTCGTTGTTTTCGTCAATCGTTTCTTCTGTGTAGAAGTGGTAGCCGTATGCTGCATAAGAGCCATCAGGCTTTTGCAATACGCCTATCATTACTTCGGGTGTACACTCTACGCTGATTGTTGCTGTTAGTGGTACGTTTGCTGTTTTTGTTGATTTTAAGTGTGCCATTATTGTGTTATACTATTTCTTCTATTATTGGAAACCATCCATCTGCATCCATTTCTTCGTGTGTGAATACTTGGGTGTCTGATGGTATGATGTTGGCGAATGGAAAGGATTGCTGTGAACTGATGTAGCTTGCAAGCGCATCTTTCTCTTGCTGTGTTAATTCTTCAAACAATCCTATCAACGCAGTCAAGTCTTTGTCAGGGTGAACAGGTATGATTTGATTGATGTCATTAATGCACAATGCAGTAGTTATATCATCTGTTGAGTTGGGATGCTCAATCCACCCAAACAAATACTGCGTTTCATCGTGTTCATCTTTGATAGGCAAAGGGCGTGATATGTTAAACAACTCTTTACTTATCTCTAACGCACGCTCATAGCTTGTGCGTGTGCTGTCAGGTCTGACTTTAATATATCTCATAGTAGTCATTTATATTTGTTTCAATTCCTGTACGGTTGGCAGATTGATCGGAATCGTAGATAATTGCTTCTTGAATTTTCCCGTCTTGGTATTCAGAAAATGTGCCTCCATTGCCAATACCAATAATTGGTGATGATAAATTATTTAAAGTTAATGATGACGGTGATACATAGCTACCATTTATTGCGCCACTTATTTGATTTAAATCATTATCAAAAAAATTGACTCCTAAATATTGCGTGTTTATTGAAATAGCCGATATTAATAAATTCGAACTAAATCCACTTGAGTAATAATTAGTTCCACTAATCCATGACGCTCTCCGAGTTCCTGTTGTTTCATTAGTTACGCCAAACAAATATTGATTCCCAGTACTCTTTTCAGTTTTAAATACGCCAAATATTGATACAAATTCATTGGTAATTGTAGATGACGAAGTTAACTCATTAGATGAGCCGTCAAAATCAATAGCAGGATTGCCATTCTCCGTTACTAAAACCCCTGCATCTACTACTTTCGGTTGATCCCCTGCTGCAGCTTGTGTGGCATTATTGCTATTTCCTGATTGATCATACCAAGTCGTTACAAAGCCATTATTAGCACCTACAAATGTACTTAAAGTAGATGTATCTAAATTGTTAAATGAGTCAAAACCAATGTCTTGTTCTGCATTATCGCTACTTCTCCTTACCCTTATTGCGCTGCCTGTGTACGCTGTTCTCAACTTTCGTAAAGAGTATGCAGCAGCAGCGTTAGGAAATTCATCAAGTAGTGGCGGTGGAATGGCTGTACCTTCTATTAAATCGCTAATTTGACCACTTCTAACTCTCAAACCAAACCTTGCATTGCTCATGGTGTTATTCTGTTTACATATCCACTTAATTCTATTTGATTTGCTGAACTTGCAAATGCCTTTACCGCAGTACCTACCGAACCACTACCTGTTAAAACCAACCCTGCCAAAATAATAGTTAATCCTGATTTTGAAGGTATTGACAAAGTTATATCGCCAGCACCATACTCTATTGTTAAATATCTTGCAAGCGTATCATTATTGGTTGCATACAACCATATTTCATCAATGATTGTCGCTGATGTGCCTGTGGTGTGGATGGTTGTGCCTGGCGTGCCTGTTGCAGCCACGCTTATCGGTTGCCCGTATGTGCTGCCCGATAGAATGTGTTTAGTTATTGTTGCCATTTTATGAAAATACTTGTGCGTTTAAAACTATTTGTGATTGATCTAATATTTCTTGCCCTTTTGATACAATACGTCCATCATCCTCCACCCTAAACAAATCACCACCGCTTCCACTACTGCTGTTTATCTCCAACAAATTAGCAGTCTGCCCTGCGGCTGCTTGTACCGATAGCGGTATGCTTGATGTGGTGGGTGATGTTAGATTTACATTGCCGTTTATTGATGTGATTAACTTACCAAAGTTTGAACCATCGTAAACATACAGCCCCTTGCTTGTTACATCTGTGCTGCCTGAGTCTGTTGCATATTCAATCAGCCCTTCGGCAGGGCTGCTTATTGCTTCGACTTGTGCGCCTGTCATTACAGGGGGTAGAAATCCTTGTGTGGTGCTATTAAGTTGAAGTATTGAAGATGCTAATTTAGTTCCGTTGCCAACATAAGCCCCTGTTGGAGAAGCGTACAAGCTATAAGCATTGCCTGTTGATGGTCTAAATTCATAACTTCCAAATCCAGTTGCAAGCAAACTTCTAAATGAACTTGACGAACTAATCTGAAAAAGAGAGAAATAAGTACCTAATGTAATGGTTGCGCCATTAACATTGAATCCAATATTATCTCCACTTGGTGTCACCCACATCCTATTAGTACTACTACTATCTCTCCACTCTTGCAAATTAGCAGTCTGCCCTGCGGCTGCTTGGATGATTTGACCGATTTTATCAGTAGCATTTGAAACAATGTCAAGCATTGCAGATGGTGAAGTGTTGTTTATACCTACATTGCCTGTTGCAGCAGCTATATTTAACCATTCTGTACTGCCACGCCTTCTTAATGAAATGCCTGTTGCAACGTTAAACTCGATAGTTGGGTTGTAAACAGATGCCCCTGTAATTCTTAAACTGCCGCCAGCATATTCTAAAACACCACTATTCGTGTTTGGTGAAAATTGAAAGGCATCTGTGCTACTTGGGTCTTTTATCTCAAATTTTACACTTGGACTACTCGTCCCTACCCCCACCCTATTATTTGCGCTATCTACAAATAGCGTGTCTGTGTCTACTGCTAAGTTAGCATTTACATTTACCGCACCTGTGAACGTTGCACCTGATAAACTTGCCTTTCCATCTAACTGCGTTTGTATTCCCGAAGTAACGCCATCAACGTAGTTTAACTCGGTAGTTGTTAGTGTAGCACCATCAAGGATATTGACTTCCGCAGCACTTGCCGTTACATCAGATATGGTTGAGAGTAGCTGTGTGCCTGTGTGGTTTGCTCTATCTCTATCTGAACTATGGTAGTGTAGTGTGCTATCACCACCATCTGTCAAGTCGGTGGCATTTGCGTCTGATATGTTGTTTACCTCTGCACCATCTTCGACATTCAATATACTTCTTGCCTGTGTTGCGCTAACTTGCTGAACGCTGCCACTTCCTGCTGTATGCCTTCCAAGAAAGTGAGATGTGCTGATGTCTTCAATCTTAGCAAAGGTCACATTAGCATCGGCTATCTTGGCTGTCGTTACTGCATCATTATCTATTGTCCACGTTGCACCTGATGCACTTACGGTTATATCGCCTTTATCGCCATCGCTTACTGCCGCTGTGGATGATATGGTGATGCTGTCCGTGCCGTTATCTGTGATGGTTACATTCGTGCCTGCTACTAAGTTTATCGCACCACTCAACCCCTCTAACGTGGTTACACCACCACCGCTTACGGCTGCAAATTCAAAGCCATCTGCCGTTGCATTTACTTTGATATACTTATCTGCATTGCCTGTGAAGTCAAGGTCATCTTTTAACGCTTGCAGTATCTCGTCTAAGTTTACGTTTATTGTTATCGCCATTATAGGTTGATATTAATTGTTTCGTCTTCGGCTACGTTGATGTTTAATGTCTGCTGCAATACGCCTTCTACATACACGCTAAATGGCACGTTGTAAGGAGTTGTAGGCACTACTGCGCCACTTGTTATATCGAATGGTAAACTTGCTCTGTCGTAATCGTAAGGTGCTTTAATGCTCATTGTTAAAGCCTGACCTACATAGCTTGTTCTGCCTTTGCTATCAAAAGGCTCTATGCTTACTGTGTTAAAGTTTACATCTATGTCTTCGTAGATATTAACGCAGTTTGTGGAATCACTACCACTACTTACTCCACGCAGAAAGCTGATAAAGTCTAATGCAATCAGCATCGTGTCGTTATGGATGTTTGTTCGGGTCTGCTGCTCGTAGCCTACAAGTTCTTCCCCTTTATTGTTTATGTCCATAAATACACAGCTTAACTCGTAAGTTATTTCGTGTATAGCCGGCACTATATTGGTGATGTCGAACAAGAAGTAAACACCATTGGTCTTTTTCTTCCAGTCAATGTCAATAGGTTCAGAACCTACTTGAAACTCACTTATCTGTGCGTGCCGAGTTCCGAAGTTCTCCGCTAAGTCTATTATCCGATTGTATGTTACGCTTAATGCCACGTTCTTCTTTTTCTATGTACTTCTTTAACTTTAACAGATGCTTGAATGGTACTTTTTTCATTTCTTACATACGTTATACCTATCTCCATAATCCACATCTATGTCATTACACTTACCTCTTCTGCCCCCTAAGAATATAGCTGACTTAAACTGATTTCTGTTAGGGTGTATCTTGTCTATGCCATCGCCAGGATTGTCGTACAATGGGTAAGATGTGTTATTCTCTATCAAGTATAGGGTAGCACGATTGGCGTAGAACTCTGCCCAATTCATGTACTCTTCTTCCATGCTGTCAATGGTCTTGCTTGAAGGGGTGATGTAGTTCTCATCTTCGTACTCCTTCATCCCTATATTGCCAAACTTGTAAGTGATACGCCTAATTAACTTTGCACTCACCCACCACTTCATTGCAGGGAGCAACTTATTCATTAAGGTGGTGTTTAAGGATGTTAGACTATTAGGTATCTGACTAAGCAATTCTTCGTACAATCCAGTTCCTACTATCTCTTGCACAAATGTGTCTTGACATAGTTCAATTACGGGGGTAATGTACTCCGAGTTTACGTTCTCGTCTATTACCGTGTGCCGCTTAAAGTAAGCGGGTGTCATTAATAATTTATTCGTTGCCATCTGCTCTGTAAATTGGGTTTCCTTGTTCGTCTACTACTACTACCACTTGCTTCCATTCATGTCTGCAAAATGGTACTGCTGCTACACTTCCTGGCTCTCTATACCATCCACCTCTGCTTAAAAATACATCTGTTACTTCGGGAGCAAAGTCAGCTTTCATGTCGTTACGCATCTCATCTATCTCTTCTATGGTGTAAAGCCTTCCGTTGGCTGTCTGTGCCATCATTCGCTGACAAAACTGCCTACTTCTACTGCCTGGCTTTAATGGGGCTGCATCATCTCTAAGGTTGTACTCAAACATGATCTTGATGTTATTAGGAGCATTCATCAACTTGGCGGCATTCTTGCCACGCCTTGTTACTCTTGTAGCACTACCTTCTCTTGTGATGTAACCTAATGCCATCAGCAAACCACCCATTTCCCAAATGCTTTCTAATGGGGTATCAGTAGCCGCACTAAGATCGGTGTAACTTAAATCAGGTGATGCTGCAATAAGACCTAATAATGTCAATGCAAATGGACTAAGTTCCTCTTGAAACTTAAACAATTCGTTAGGCTCTGTATACCCTTCATCAGAACGCAAATAAACGCTATCTGTGAGCAGTCTTGCTTCTTGTGGTACTTCTACTCCCTTGCCTTCAAGATAGTCTGCCATAGCTGCCTCTAAATCGCTGAAATTGACTTTAACATCTGACATTGCAACTTGCTCTTGACTTTCAAGGGTTAGATTCATGTCATAGCGGTCATTAAGCAGCTTTCTTATCTCATCCCTATCAAGATGTTCCATGATGACATTTTCGCTAAATGGAACGCCTATATCTACTGGCTTTAATTCGTCTATTAGGTAAGTTGCGTTCACATCACCGAATACCCTTGCTATCTTGTTAAGCGTTCTTAGGATAGGCTTTTGGCGGTTGTGTATGTACGTTTTCTTAAAGGTTTCGTATGATACGGCAATTTCATCACGACCACCTAACTGCGTTGCTACACGAACACCGAATAGCATAGGTGAAGTAACTTGATGACCGGTAAAGATATTCTGCTGAACGTTCTTCTCTACCATGTCAAACTGCTTGTCAAGGTCGTTAGCCATTAATCGCTCTATGGTGGGTGCTGCTTCCTTAGAAGGGCTGAACACCATCACGAAGCGGTTAGCGTTTTCACTGCCAGTAAACTTGCGTTCAAGTTCTCTTTCGATGAACTCTTGCTCTTCTTCTGTTTCAGGTACTCCGTTGTTAAAGCTAATCAGCGTACCCGCACTAAATCCGTTCTTAATGTTATTGAGGTGGTAGTTTGCTATCTCTACGGTTGTTTCAATAGCTGCCAATGCCCCTTGATAGATAGGAAGTGGGTAGTGGTTCATTTCAGGTCTGTGTTCCCGATGAATGATAAGACCACGTTTCTGATTCTCATCATAAGGGTCAAACAACTTGTACTCCTTTATCGTAGGTCGGTAGTTTCTGTTGCCGTACTTATCAAGCCAATTATCGCTATAAAAGATAGTCTTTTCGTCTTCGCTGAATCTTAGTCTGCTGAAATCTATGTGGTAGAAATTGTATCCACCACCACGCCTTCTGATTACTTCTATGCCATAGCCATTGAACAACTCATTGTCCATAAACAGCTTTGCCATTAAGCTATACCAATCTTCGTGTTCATTAGCAGAAGAAACAAAGTCAATAGCTTTCGCAGCATCTACCTGGCTGATGCCCTCACGCTTTACCATTAAGCCCTTACCTTTCAGATAAGACACTTTGCCATTGACAAGGGCATTATGCACGGCACTTTGATTATAGAGGTCGATGAGGTATTGGGGGAAATCATTATTTTCTCCCCAGTACACCCACTTCTTTCCTCTAACTTCTTGCACCTTTGGCACGAAGTATTGTTTGAGTTCGATGACTTTTGAGCCACTATACCTATTTTTAGTCGGGGTCGTATCCTTCATTGTCGTATTCTAAATTCGGACTTTGATTAGTTATTGTTGTTCCTTGCACTCTTGCAAATCCTGTTTCTAATAGTCTGTCGTTTTGCGGTATGTCAAGATCGTTGGTTGTCTTGCCATAAATCGTGTACTTATAATCGCCTTCGTACTCAAAATAAACTTGACTACCGGTTGTGTTTGCACTCGTCATAGATGTAACTGCAAACAGATTATACCTTTCAGGATATTGTGATGTATCTTGCGATGTGAACTTAACCGTATCTGCATTAAACAGCGAACTGAATACAAATAGGTAATAGTTGTATGTGGTATCCGTATCTTGCGTTACGGTAACTACGATGTTGTTTGTGGTATTTTGATTAATTACTATCAAGGGTGTCTTTACTATAAAGACACTAAAATAAAAAAGTGCATGAGTTTTCGTAGAGTAGCAAAAGTAGATAGCAATCAAAAGGAGATTGTAAATGCGTTAAGGTCAATAGGGGCGCACGTTGTGCATACACATCAGATTAAAAATGCCTTTGATATTCTTGTTTCCTATCGGGGTAAAGTTACACCTATGGAGATAAAGGATGGAGATAACTTCCCTAAGAAGTTCTTTAAAATGACTGGCAATGAAAAAGCCCTCTATTTAGAAGGCTTGCTTACAGATGGTGAAAGGGAGTGTATGAATGGGTTTATCGCTACCGGAACGAAATATGCGATAGTCTATGACATTGATTCTGCCATTGCGGCACTAACTTAGCGCAGCCAATCCCAAAGTTGCTGATGCACGAAATCTCTATCGTCATTCAGTTCGTCTAACTCTTCTTCTGTCATAGATCTGCCATCATAGTCTGCTGATTCAATGTAGGCATCGCAGAAGTCGGGATAGTCTTTTACCTCAACGCCCGAAATCTTTATGTTATCTATTTTAGCGTAGTCCATATTCGTATCAAAAAAGGGGCTGATTAACATAATGTATCACAGCCCCATATATGTATAAAAAAACCAAATTGGCAATTAATTATTGGAAGCATTATAGCTTCGCTCCAACTCCATGTCCTTTAAGTGATCTTCTATTAAATCACTAACGCCATCTAAAATGTACTCTTTCTCTTCTTCCGTGAAAGGGGAAAGTGTATTAAGCATATTCTGAAACATCAGATTGCCCAATACGTTCAGTTCGTTTTGTTTTTGTATATTCATAGGTTCAAAGGTAATAAAAAAGGGGTAACTTTTCAGCTACCCCCTTAATTTGGAATGGTTCTAAATTATACAGCCGTGAATGCTGATGAAAGGACAAGCCTTGCGGGTTCGGGTTCTTTACCCATAAAGGTAAGACTATACCCGTTTCTGTCAGAGAAAGCCTGACCAAGTGTGATTTGGCTATCGCCAGTCAAATCAAGACCGCTTACTTCTCCGTACAACCAATAGTTGTCGTTTGAATCTAATGCAATACACATCAGCCTTGCTTGTGCTAATAGCTTTATCTCGTTGCGCTTCGCTTGCTCGCTCTTGTTCAATACATAAGTTACGCTCTGCTCGTAAACCACAGTTCCGTTCTCAACGCTAACTTGTATGGTTTCACTTGCATTTGAAGTTTCCTTCACGCACTCATAGGTATAGAAGTCGGCAGCAGGAGAGCCATCGTCTATGTCTGTTACCGTACCGGTTGTGTTGGTAGTAACGGTGGCAATAGAACTGAACTCACGAAAGAACAGCTTTTTGATACCACCGATACTATCTTTACAGCCTACGGTAAATCCTTGTGTTAAATTACAAGCCATGCTTAGTCCTCCTTCCTATTAAACTAAGGTGAACTGAACAATCTCGTTAGGGTAAGCTACTTGTACCCCACGCTTGAACTTAACGCTGTACTTGATATTGTCATCATCCATCGAATACCACATCTTGAACTCTTCCATGTCGCTAACCAAGTCAGTTCCCAAGAAGATGTGTGGTGTGCGACCTAAGAACATTCTGTTAGTGCTGTCAAGTCCGTGAACTCCTACAACCTTAACGTTCTTTCCAGGTACTACCAATTCGTAGTTAGCCCACTCGGTAGCGTTGGTGTGGAACAAGTTAGCAGCCATCAATGCGTTTACATAGATGTCGAAGAAGTCTGTTCCCATAAACAACACCTTGTCACCCTTAGTCTTGATCTTAGCAGGAGCAGCATCGCACATTGCGTTTACTACTGCGATAGCGTTAGATGAAGTGAAGGCGGTGGCAGATGTGGTGTTACCCGAAACTACTCCTGATGCAGCACCGATAATCTTGATAAGACCATCGTACTTGTTAAGGTATTCACTACCGCTTGTGGTATCTCCCTGCCAGTCCAAAACTTCAACGTGTTCGTGAATAAGGCTTACCAAAAGGTCTGAAATCTGATTAGCGAAAGTCAGTTCTTCATTTTCAGCATTAGCACCTGGTCTAAGCAAGATTTGTGTCCACATAGCACGCAAGTCTTTGGGGCAAAGTTCGTCTTGATATTTGATGTTCCCCACGGTGATGTTGCGCTGCGTAAAAGTAGCACTACCACTTGGGTTGAACCCACAAGATGAATCAGATAGCGGCACAGCATCTACGGCAAGCAGTTGAAGGGCATCGCTGGTTTTGATCCCTGTTTGAAGCCCACCGAAATAACGTGCGCTCCTTGATTCAAAGAACGATCTACCAATGAGTTCGGTGGACTGCTCATTGATATAGTTGGTTAATGATGATACGTTAAAACTCATTTTTCTGTTTTATTGGTGGTTTTACTTTTTAAGTTGGTTAAAGATTGCTGCGTACTTGCCTTGCTCTGCAAACTCAACAGAAGGCTTACGAGTAGGCTCTTCTGTCGGTACTTTGCTCAATTCAGCTTTAAGGCTGTTTACGGCACTAATTACTTCCTCTACCTGTGCATTCTTGTTCTCTGAAAGTTTTACTTCCAACGCTTCAAGTTTGGCGGTGTAGGTTTCTAATGATTCTGCGAATTTGGCTTCGATTGCGGTAAGCCTTTCGTCAAGCTGCTTGTTGAGTTCTTCTTTGAACTCTACTTCGTTAAACTGGTTCATTTCTTCGTGTTGTTTCATTAACAAATCTGTTACTGCCCCTGATTCTACTACCACAATATCGCCATTCTCCAACTCATACTGCCCTGAATCGGCAGCTACTACCCCTTCACCCGACATTACATAAAACTTGCTGCCTGCGGTGAGTGTTTCATCACTCCAAGCAACCATAGTTCCATCCATTGTGCGGGCTTTTTGGTACTCCACTTCTTTCTCCTTAGCGAAAAGTGCTTGAATCTTGTTTAGGGTTTCAATTATTTCTTTTTTGTAATCCATGATTCTTTACTATTAAAGACTTGTATATAAATTAGTTGTTTAATTTTGTTTGTAAAGTGCTGATTCTAATTGCTTTAATGCACTTAGCAGTTCTGCTTCTTTATTCTGCTCTTCTGCAAACTCTACTGGCTTCATCTCAAATGCACCTTCTATGCTGAATCCGTTAAACTTACCGGACTTGGCTTCTATCCACGTTTCTTCGTCATCTATCTTATAGCTTCCGAACCAACTGCCATCTTTGGCAAACTCAAAGCCTTTGGGTGGGTTTACACCACGCTCTCTGTCTATCATGTAGCTTTCAAACATATAGGCGTTCCGTACCATGTCTTCTTTGTTATGGTCTTTGTTGCTGCCTATGTGTCTGCCTTCCTTAAAGAACTTCTGCATTACCTTCTCTATCGTATCTCTACGGAGAACTACATAATAGGGCTTCCCTTCTTCGTCTACCCTTAATACTGGAAAGTCTGCTAAAAGTATCGCACCACTAACAATACGCTTTTCTTCTGATTGTATCTGAAAGGCGTACTCTTGTCTGCTCATGCTTTCTCTCTTGCGCTCTAACTGATTAAGTTTGCTTTCTGCCCAAGTCTTCATGCTATCACCACCCCACGCATCATACATGATGCTGCCACATATTTCCTTGCCATCATCATCAAAGTACTTCCCCTGATCGTAGGTTTTTGCTCTGCTTAGGAAGCTGAAAATGCGCTTAATCATAGCCTCATCGAAAGACTTGCCTTGCGCTATCTGTCTTGCACGAATCCAACCCACTTGCGTACCACAATCGCTGCCGTTCTCTTCCTTGTGCTTGATGGCACGTTTAGCATTTGATATTGCACTTTTTGGATAGTCGGAGAAGAATATCTTTTCAGACATTAGTTCTTCTTGCTTAGACTGTATGCTAAACAATTCCTCTTTAATGTCGCTAAAAGCAACCCAATTAGATTTCATTGCGGGGCTATCTACAAAAGAAACCAGGCTTACGCCATCTTCTTCCCCATTCATTATAAGTTCAAATATTGGTAACATAATCTATTCTTAAAGACACTAACTTTATTTTTTATCCGACTTTTGCTTTCTGCTCCCTATCAATACTCGTTTTCTGTGCGCCCGTGATGTCTGATTCTAAGACTACAATGCGCTGCGTTCTCGGTATAATATTAAGGCTTCCTGTTCTATCTGGAAACTGCGGGTCAATCGTGCTAAACCCTGACATTGGGTATGGGTAGCCACCTTGAATACCCCCTCCATTTGCTGATGGAGCAGAAGAACTGCCACCATTAAACTGCTGCGACAATATGGTTGTAACATTAGCTAATCCTGCTGCGATTGCTGCTGCCATCATTGAAAATCCTAATGGAGTACCACCACCCGCTGCAAGAGCAGCGTTAGCTGCTGCGTAGGTGTCAATAGTAGCTTGCGCCACACGAAGTGCTTTATCACGATTAAACGCTTTTCTTTGCTCTGCTTCCGTTTTCCCAGCGAAGGCTTGATTCATTGCAATAAGAAAACCGAAGGTGTTAGATGCAGCTTGCAGTTTAGCTTGCTCTGTTTGGTGTATTCTATCTAATGCCCTTTTACTTGCATCTTCTTCGTCATCTAACTGCGTGTTTACTTGTTTTAATTGCTCTGCCCTCCTTTTCCTTGCATCCTCCTTTTCTTGTTCTGCTCTCTTATCAGCGTACTTTTTTCGTATCCTATTTATCTCTTCCTCTTGTCGTTTGTATATTTCAGAAGTTTCCGAGTACATAACGCCAACACCTTTCATTATGGCTATTTCTTCTGCAACTTTTATCAGTTCTTTATATTCTTCTACAACCTTCGCTATCTCTTGCTGTTCTTCTGAAAGGCTATCTATGTATAACTCTCTGTCTTTTTTGGCTATATCATCGCTAAGCTGCTTTTCTAAATCATTTAGTTTATCAAGGTACTCTTGGAGTTCTTCGTTTAGGTCAAAGTAGGCTTTCTTTTCTTTCTTTAATCTTTTTTCCTTTTTATCATTATCCTCCTTCTTTCTTAACTCTTGTAACTTTAATTCTAACTCGGCTTGCTCTCTAAGTATTTCATTATATTCTTCTTCTAATCCACCCCTTTCTTCTTGATAAGCCTTGCCGAGATCCCTTGCTAATGATTGCCATGAATAAAAGTTTTTAACTCTTATCAATGCTTCTTGCCAAAAGCCTAATTCTGGATTTTGTATTTCTTGTAATTTTTTCTGCGCTTTCGCAGCAAGAAGAGCAGCTTCTGCTGAAAGGTTTAAATATTTTGTGTAGTTTTCTGTGTCTATTGCTAAATCACCAGTAAGTTCAATAGACCTACCCATTTCATCGTTTAAGGTTTCAAGGGCAACTTTATATTGATTTTCGCCCAAAGATGCATCTAACGCACCCTTTAACACTTCAAGCCTTTGCGCTTGCTCTTCAAATGATTCTGTAAGACTTTTTGTTTCCTCTTTTGCTTTGCGCTGTGAATTAGCCCACAAGTCTATAAGACCAATCACAAGCTGAAACCCTACAATAAGTCCGTATGGACCTCTGATTGCAGTAGAGAGCAAGGTTCGCATGGATTTCCCAGTAGCCTTTGCTTCTTGCTGCAACAATACCATTGATATGGACAGAGAAGACAAGTTGTTTGCTATGGCTCTAATACCTTGTGAGAAGCCCATTCCGAACTGCCCCATATCAGAGAAAGCGTAACCTAATGCAAGTAATGATGCTGTGGCTGCTGCTGATGTATCGCCAAAGTTCTTAACTTGTGTTCTTGCTTGATTTGTAGATTGAGATACATCTTTGCTTGAACTTGCTAAATCCCTTTGCGCTTTTGAAAGCTGATCTACCTTTTGCTTTGTAGCTACATAGTCCTGTCCACCAATAGTCATGGTAGCCATTTCCTTTTTCAGTTCATCTATGCGCTTTTTAAGCCCCTCAATAGTGTTTACACTCTCGCCAGCATCGACAATCAGCTTTAATATTTCTTCGTAATTTGCAGCCATTAGAACTCTATTATTTGATAGTATATTTTAATTGTTAAATCTCCACCCGCTTCGGCATCTTCTACGTTATTGATGATGCTTACGCCTTCACCGAAGTCAAGTGGGTTAGTGCTTAAAGTCCATAGCAAGTATTTGTCTGCTGCACCCGCTATTGCGTTTGTGCCAGTAGCAAGTGTGCTATTTGTGGTAGTGGTAGCAAGTACAAACTGCCCACCAAATGCGTATGGTGTTCCGTTGTAGTCGTAGAATGAAACTACCTTGTTTATCTGATAGTATTGATTACTCGGTAATTCGGGTAATACGGCAAGGTAGCTGCTGAATGTGTCTGCAATTTGACCTGAATCTAAAACTATTTCAGCGTACTTCTCTACAAATATGTTGTTAATCCACGCTTCATCTCCTTGAACTATCCTGCCATCGGTATTTACTAAGAAGGCATTATCGCCCCTAACTTCGTTATTGTTGCTATTGAATATAGAAGCCTTTACATTGCCGCCTATATTGTTTTCTCCGTAAACAAAGCCTTTAAAGTATTGGAACTCTTCACCGCCATTTCCTATGTTTACACTATCCGCATACCTGTCAAGTTTGTTGCCAGTTAGTACACGCATGAAACCTGGAATCGGGTCATCGCCACCACCGATCGTTCCTCTACCGCCATTGAATGCACCACGATTAACGAAGTGCTGCTGCTTTGGATTCCATTTTAAGAACTTACACTTGGTTGTACTGCCACCTTGTAAGTCGTAGTCCATAACTTCGAGCAATCGGTAGGTAGCATCTTTGATAAAGTATAGCTTACGGAAGTCAAGGTTGTAGTAGTCTATTGGGTTAAGTTTCACATAGCACGTTAGCACCTTGCTTTCCTTGTCGGTAATTTCTTGTATCCACCTTCTCCAATACACATTATACAAGTTAGCATCGGTGTATTCTAAATCGCCTATACCACCTATCACATTGTCGTAGAATACACTTCTTGGAGTACCGAAGCAGATGTCTATGGTAGGTGTGTAAGGGTTGTCTAAATGCCCTGCGTATGGGTAGCTGTTTATAATCCAATATGGTACTGCTGTGCCATCTGTGGGTATAAGTCTAAATGGGTCGTTTGTCGTGATTAAACCACCCCAATATAGTATTCTCGGCTTTTGTTTACTTTTGTTCTTTCCGGTCAAGGCATCCTCAAACTTGATAGCAGATATTATTCTGTCATCACCACCTTGATGCGAGTTCTTGGGGTAGTTTATTAGTGGGGTAGGTGCAAAGCCTACGCTAACTTTTTTTGTTTCGTACAAGAAGTCGTTAAGTACGTCTTTACGATACATACCATAGTCTTCTTGCCACATATACTTGTAGACCTTATTCTCATGGTCATTGTCCTCTTGGTATGACCACTCGTACCTATTACCTTTAAGCAAAGACATAGGCTCTATCTCTTGCTCACGACCTACATCTATCAGTTCTGTGATGTTCACCTTTTCGTCTGAAAAGAAGTTGTCACGAGGTTCTATTATTAGATTTTGTAAGTTGTCTTCATCTACCTCTACATAGAGGTTAAACATTTCTATAATAGACTTTATGTAGTCCTTTTGCTTGAAATCTTCGGGTGCAACTTGCGACATTTCAATATCTTCCCCTATTGCAGTTGTGGTTTCTGCAAGAACGCCACCAAACTCTGATGTAGTTTCAAGCACAAAGTCTAATTCTGAAAGAGAATCTAATTGAACATGCCATTCATTTGGTATGAAAGGAACTAAATAAATGCTGTGATTCTTAGTAACTCTTATTGGAGGGGTTTCAAATGTTATTGTAGATGATGCACTAAAATCATTTGTACTGATAAGTCCAGGTGCGAAATCAAGTCCGTCTATTGTAGCTTTTGCTACTACTACGCCTGTTGTGTTGAGATTGTCGTACAGAACAACCCCTATATCGTTTGTGTATTTGAAGTAACTTCCAATTACGCCGGCACCCACATATTTAAGTTTAGCCTTTATTTTAGCTTTAAACTTGTATAGCCCACCCCAAGTTGCTGGCGTAAATATCCCGTTTACCGTGCTGTATTTGCTTCCGTTAGTATTATAGTAGTTTCCGCTATCGTCATTAAACACAAGCTGCGATGTAACAGTCCCCCAAACAGTTGTGCTTTTACTAATTGTTGTATTTATGGTCTGGTCTGTCGTGCTTCTACCCACATAAAACTGCCTATCTGCTATCGTTTCGTCTGATAACTCTATATTGTATTCAGCAGGCACAATAAGCCTATCAAAAGGGTCTGAATTTAGGAACTCCGATGTGTATGTGTAGCCCGCTTCGTTAAATATTCTATCCCAATACTGCTTTGCAAATACGGCAGGCTTAAAGTCTTTATCTCTCCAAAAGCCCGTGTTATCTAACCCATAGTCTATCATAGGGTAAACATAGCCACCCGTGCTGTTCACCGTACTCCAACTTCCTGTTATGTTAGGAACGCTATAAGTATGATCTAAGTCAGATAAGTCTAAATCTCGCAGAAACTTATTCTCTATGTCTTCAAAGAAGTTCTTAAAGCTGCTATAAACCGTTAAGTGGTAAACGATGTTATGCTCATTGCTATACGTTACCCTATTTAGTTGTGCGTAACCATCTATGACCGGAATGCCCTCTACATAAATACTTGCAGGGGCTTTAAGGTTAGGGTTGAAGTCAGGTGCAAAGTTTTCGTCTGTACTCTGTATCGAAGAGTTTACGTTAAAGTAGTAGCTGAATATTTCGTCTGATTCGGGGCTGCTTGCTACACGGATTGTCTTGCTATAATCACCCCACCTACTACCAATATCTTCAATGTCGTAAATCTTCTTATTTAGCCGTACTCCACTCTCATCAAAAAGAACGGGCATATTGTATCCGTTAATCCGTAAGTTTATCATTGCCCTTGCAGCTTATCCTGGTTATCTATCTCAAATACGAAGTTTAGATTGTACGCCTTTTCGTTTACTTGTCTTGGCACTTGTATGGTTTCTTTCTCTAATATGTTAATGGCAATAAACCCGTAATCAGGATGCCGCCAATATACCTTCGGGCTTTGCAATAGGTCTATTAATCCATCGTACTCCCAATCTTTAAGGATGCCGCTATTTATGGTATATCGTTCAGATATTTCTGTGTAATACTGCTTTTTCTTGCGAGCATAAGAATCGTGAATAATAGTATCGCTGACTATTCTTCGTGTAACTGGCTGCGTGTACCAATCTCTTTGCGTGATTATCTGCTTATCAGATCGCTTATCAAACACCCAGCTATCCCAACCGCCTAAGTGGTTTAGCCAATGTATTTCGTAGCTGTCATATTTAGAGCAAGCGTTCCAATCTATTTCGTATAGGTATGCAACGGTTTCAGAGTATAAAGCTGATGTTAGGTATACGCTAAAATACTTTACGCTTGTATCGTTTATAGTTGTAAGCTGATTGGATGTAAAATTGTAATTGCTTGATGTCTTTAACTTGTCTAAGTCAAAGTTTTTGCTGACTACGTTAAATCCGTTTACTACGTTTGCTATGTAGGTGTTGCTATTTAAAATATCTGCCCCGTAAGGGTTGTTTGCAGCAGCCGAAAAGTCTGGTGCGTAGAATGTGTAATATGCAATAAATTGATGACTTCCACTTACATCATACATTAGCCATACAAGCCTTGATAGCTGTGTTGGGGTTATCTTCTTAAACTTGTCAGCTGCTGACAAATCGGTTATTGGAAACCCGGAAGACCCACTTGTTGTAAAACCACTTCTGTAATTAGTGAATGCTGTTAATGCTTTGGTACTTCCTTGAACGGAAGGGCGTGCATCTACGCTGTATTGATGCCAATCATTATTCTGCCACTCTCTGTACTTAAATGCTCCGTTCCAAATATAGAACACAGCCCCACTTGCTTGTGTGCCTTGATATGTAGGGTTAGATGTAGTGCTTGAAGAATACCACTCTTGAAAGACTGCTCTTGCAGTATCTTTCATGTCTGTTTCTATCTTAGCTTCTGATTCTTCGTTTACTAAGTTCTCTTCTCCATCAGAGGCAAAGCCTTGCAGTATCCTTTGTATCTCCGCTATCACATACGCAGTAGAAGGTATTACATCATACTTTAACTCTTTAACTTCTGTTCCGTTTACAACTATCTTACAACTTAACTTAAAGTTGTTCTGTGATGTACTCGTAGATGATACTAAATACTCTACTGGATTGTTTATCGGAACATAGAGTGTATTACTCGGTTCTTGTTCTATACTAATAGCCATTTACTATAAAGACACATATTTCTGTATAGTTAAACTTATAGTCTATATCTATACTATTTATAACTGAATACTATAAGAAACCTGCTTAATATAGATTCGAGGGAGTTTTAAGCCCCCCTTAAATGTTATTGCAATAAGGGAGAGTGAAACTGCTTGAACATGAGTTCTCGGTCGTAATCACCCCGCAAAGCGGAAAATGTTAGGCATCCATGACCTTTGCTACGACATTTGTTTGTGCATCCCTCCATCGTTGCCTGATGGTACTCTCTGTTCGGTGTCGTTAGGTATCCGAACCATGAACGCCATCCCCTTATGCTGCGAACTTCGCTCTTCCTCTGCCTAAGCGTAGCAGTCTTTGATTATGTTAAAAAAACCCCCTTTCGGGAAACCTATATTGCTGCAAATATAAAGCATTCTATTTTATCATGCAAGTGTCTTTATAAAAAAAGACTATGTTTATTAGAATACCGGTTTATTATTGCATCAGATTAGAAGGTGAAGAAAACGATTTAGAGATGATCTTAGACCTTAACGCATCAGGAGTTGATGCAGTAGAGGATAGATACATAAACGCACAGCACATTATTCAAGTGTATGATTTAAGTGATGATTCAGACCTGGAAGGCAGCGTATTAGAACTTACTATGGAGGAAGTGCAAACTCCGCTATCAAAAGAAGAAGTAATGTCTAAGGTAAAAGAAGCACAAAGGAATTATATTTTGTCGTAATAAGTTTTTGTGTATATTTGCATTAACGGTTTGTATAAGGTGCTTTTTAATGCACTTTATACGTTGTTGTAAGTAGTTAAATAAAAAAAGCGATGGAAATAAATAAGATATACAACAAAGATGCTTTTGATTTGCTTTTCGAGTTAGAGGATGAAAGCGTTGATTTAGTAATACTTGATCCTAATTATCAAGATTGGGATAAATATTGTGCTGATGGGTTAATTGTTCAAGCGGTTAGAGTTTTAAAACAAACAGGTAATATTCTTTGCTTTACTAAACAACCTTTTGATTTTGAATTAAGGAATGAAGTAAACCATATTTTTAGACGTGAGATAGTTTGGACTTTTACAAATGGCGGTGCATGGGTTTCTAATAGAATGCCTTTGGTATCACATCAAAAAATATATCATTGTGTTGTGGATAGTAAAAAAAGTTTCTTTAACGAACGGACAGGAATTGATTACTCTGAAAACACAAAAGACTTTAAGAGAAGTAAAAAAGTCTTTGAAGGATATGAGGAAGATGGAAAGCAATTTGAAAAAAGTAAAGATGGTGTTTGGTTGCGTGACCATTTGCACTTTAACAAACCACATACAGGAAAGATACCAAGTAAGCCACAAGAACTTTACGATATACTGATTAAATGCTATTGCCCAGAAAATGGTTTAGTAGTTGAGCCATTTAGCGGAAGTGGAAATTTCGCAAAAACTTGTATAGGGCAAAATAAAAATTATTTAGGCAGCGAATTGGATAAAAAGGTTTTCGATTACTCAATCAATAATGTGAACGAGTGCGGAGGGCTTTTTTAATTTTATCAATTACAAGTGTATATAGCACGTTTTAATGTGCTATATACCATGTTAGTGCTTCATTTGTCTTTCTTGCTCACGAAGGCGTTTCCTATCCAAGTCATCGCTCTCTTTAATATAAGACCACCAATTAAGAAACTCAACGACACCAATGTTCGTAATCTCATCCATGTTCTTTCGGTGAATCTTACAAAGCCTCTCCAATAGTATAAACCAGCCCCATCTCTCTGCAAAACTCTCTTCTTTAATATCTCCCTCGTCATCCTCGACTTGAACTCTCGCTCCAAATAAGGGAGAATATAGTTGTTTAAGACCTTCAAACGAGCGTGCAAAAAAAAAGCGTATGGATAAGCTACACCCATAGTGAGTTCGTTTAAGAACAACTCTTCCTTCTCACTATTCTTAACCCCATCGTATTCCTTACCCTCGTAGCACATCACAGCTAAAACAGCGTGAAAGTTGTGAGGATTGCCAGCATACTTCTTAGTGGTTTCCATAAAGTCTATAAATTGCCCCGCAATCATCTTTTCAGGCTCATAGACGCACTTAAATACCCTATCCCCTATCTTTATATTACCCGAAGGTATTTCTTTCTTTAAATCGTCTGTAATGAGGTCAAACTTATTTGAGTTCTTTTCTATTTCAGTCCAAACCATATTATTGCGCACTTCTAAGTACGGCTTCTTGGTTATAAAGGCTGCTTTCTTTACCTTTACATCAAGGTTATTCTCGCTGTCAAGAACTTCAAGGTACTCGTAGTACCTTTTTATTGTCATTTCTGATAATTTCATTTAGTATATTTTGTATTTCCTATACTGCGGCTTTGCTAATTTAGCCATGCAGAGATAGCGTACCCCATCAATTCCGTGATCTTGCCCGCCTTTTGGTCTTTCGGGGCTTAGTGGCTTACCATCTTTATCGGTATCCCATCTGTACCCTCTGAACTCTTTAATCAAGTCTTCGCTCAAATAATGTATCCATATCTGATACCGCTTCATTATATCTATACCGACCCTAATACTATCACGCCCCTTCGTTACACCGCTAATGCTCCACCCCATTCTGCTAAGTTCTTCTATGCTCTTAGGCTCGCTGCTGTCTGCGTATATCTCATCGGTCTTATTTACGCTATGCAAGCCTAATTCTAAGGCTATGTCTTGATTGGTCATGCCAACCTTTCTGAATATCTCCTTAACGTACAATTCGCCATCGGCAACCCAACCACCAATAAGAACGGTCGGGTCATTAGAGTATCCGAAATCCAATCCGTATCCCAAGAACTTAGCCCCTTCGGGTATCTTCTGCGTGATGTCATACTTGCTAAACACCATGCCTTCTGTGATTCCGTACTCGCCCTCTCCGTACACTCGCCACTTGATAGGGTCTTCGTACTTCATCATCTCAATCTGCTGCACAATCAAAGGCTCTAAGAATGGGTTATCTCTGAACGTGCTTACAAGAACTTTGCAGCCACCTGGAATCATTGGTGTGCCATCTTCCTTTGTTATGTCCTTTTTGTCCTCTAACTCGGTCTTAATCCACACGAACTCACTATCGGGGTTAAAGTCAATGATAATCTTCTCTGTGGTACGCATACGAAGCTGAAAGAACTCGGTATCCCAGTTCAGTTCGTTTGCTTCATTGCAGTAAAGTATCTGTCGCTTACTACCCCTTATCTTCTGTTGGTCATCAGCACCAAAGAACTCTACTATGCGTGTTCCCATTTGGTCAGAATACTTAAACTCACGCTTAGTGATATTGTACTCTATCATGTGGGCATGACCAAAGGTGTCTATTACATCTTTAAAATCACGCAGAATAGTTCTATCAAGGGTAGCCCCGAACTTACGAACTACGGAAGCTACCCCATGATGAATGTACTTGTTCTCCGTTATCTGACCGGTAAGCAGCCAAACAAGTAGCTGCTGACAGACAGAATACGACTTGCTCGATCTTGTGCCTCCTCTGTTTATGACAATAGATTCCTCTGATTGCCAATTACGCATAAATACAGGCGTATATTGTATTTCAGCTACTCCGCTCACTTATCCCTTTCGTACTGACTATTGCATACGGCATAACGTTGTTTAGCATCAGGGTATTCCTTACCCATTGTAGGGTTAGTCATACATCGTGTGATAAAATCACTCTTCTTGTCGCCCTTCGATGGGGATGGTATTGGCATTGTCTACTTGTTTAGGTTGTGCTGGTGTTAAAACTATCTGAATACCGCCATCGGGTATATTTAAGGTCTTTCCATAACCCCTGTTCTTGCCCTTAGTGTCAAGGTAGTATTGAACTGCCTTTACATTAGGTGCTAATTTAAGGTCGTGAACATTGCCCTTAACATCTAACTTCTGCTCGGTAGGACCATCAATCAGTTCTAACAGCTTTGTTTCTACTTGGTCTAAGACCATTTCGTCTATCTCGGTAAGCTGCCTATCAAATTCGGGGTCTTCCTTCCTCCATTGCTGATAGGTTGTGTAACCCATTTTACACGCTTCACAAGCAGCCGTTTTCATACCTCTATGCTTCTGATACGCCTTGATAAACTTCTTCTTCTTAGATATGCGCTGCTTTTCAAGGGTTAATTCTCTCGAAGGACTTAATGCCCCTCTTTTACCCCTTTCAGCCATTTCCTTACGCCTTTCTTCGGTAAAGTATTCGGGTTTAGGACCACGTTTCTTACCAGGCGGGTTTTTACGTTCGTAATATTCTCCCATACCTATAAAGACACTTTATTTGGTAAAGTGTAATTTATCCCAAGTTCCCTTAGTGTAATATAGCGTGTTTTGACCCATATTCGCATTCTTTGGAAGAAGCGTATCCTTAAACATAACGTGAAGTTCTTTATTTAGAACCCCTGCAATGTGAGCAAGCCCCGTATCATTTGCTACAACCCTTTCTGCGTGTCTTATTAGTGCTATGGATTGCCGAATATTGCCTATGCAAACACCTTTAAACGCTCCGATTATTCTGTCTACTCTTGCCATATCATTAGCACTACCTGTAAATATCGAATAGCTTTCTTTTGCAAGCCGGTTGTATACCTCTAAATCGGGGCTTTTGCTTGCAACGTATGTAGGAGATTCATTGCCACTACCGAATAAGAATACGGTATACCCACCCGTTTCTTTTGCCATGCCATAGTATAATTCATCCCATTTAGGGTCAATATGCACTATACCCTTTGCTGTTTCGTCAATATTCCCAAATACAATATTCTGCACCCACTTGTAGTCAGGCATAGAGTTGTTAGTACATATCATTGCACTTGAAGCCATCTTTTTGCCTTTTGGTGAATCAATCACCTCTATAAGTGGGCATCCCTCGTATGCTTCACGAACATAGTCTGTTCCAAACCATACCGGTATAGGCTTTTTGTGTTGTAACCATAATCTATAAATAGTAGGCGTTACATTAACG